TATAAAAGTTGTCGTTAGTAAGAACTTCTGCAGCTTCAAGTAAGCTTGCACCATTTTGCATTGCTGGTTGGATAAGTTGTTGTAACTTTTGGATATTTTCAAGGTCTTTAGAAGTATCTGAAACAAACACATCCATGTCTTCATAATAGAACTTGTTTGCAATATCTATAAATGCACGTTCACCATTATCGAATACATATGATAACTTCTTTTTACCAGTCTCTTCCCAAGCGCCCTTAGCTGTATTAAGTAGCATATTTAAGGCTTTGCGCTTGCACTGGTTATGTACCCAAAATAAAGGTTCTGTGATATTACTAGATTGTATTACAGCTCGTTCTACATTACCAACAAGTTCGTGTGTACTTATTTCGCCCATACGTTGTTCAGTAATACCTGATATAGTACCAGCAAGCTGTTCTATCTTATCCATAAGCTGAATATATTCAGCAATTACATTAGACATCGTTAAGTCTAATGCAGTCAACTAGTTAAATTGTGCAGCTTTACCACCTTCACGACCTGGGATATTCCAACCTTCTTCATAAGGGTTGATAAAGTTTACACCAACAGAAGATAGGTAATGCATCCACCTATCTGGAGTTATGCCCATGGATTTAGGTATTTGTGTAATATCCATGTTTATAACCTTACCCTTATCTCTTGCTATAGCTAGTTCCAACCTGTACCACAACACTATATACATATACTACAGCGGTTTAAGTATACTTACCAAAGATCTTGGTTTACTATTTGTGTTGCTATATACAGCTCCGGTATATGGTAGTTTTTGTGAATTTGGATTATCTATAGACACATGCTGATATTCTACTGGTTGTATACCAAAATATAAATCAGAGCCTGCACGATATCCTTCCCAAACTTCTACTATCCAATCTGGTTCTACAGATAGTTCATAACCGGTCTTGATATAAGTTTCATCTACTATATCTACTTGTGGTTGACCAGCCTCATCTTCTGTAGTTACATAATAAATCTTTTTAAATGACTTCCAGCAACAATGCCACACATTAATTGCATACCTTGTCTTTTGGTCATACACAGGATTGTCATAAATGTGCATGTTGATGTGTACGAAATTATCGACAGGGTCTTTTTCGCCAAGATCGTTTGATGGTCTTCCTGTCATCATTTCTTCAAGCTTGTCTAAATCTTTTTCAGTAAGCTTGTCGTAATACCTATCGTATATCTCCTATACAGGCATTCTCATTCTTCTGCAGCACCAACTCCCATCTTCGATAAACTCCAAGTCTGGACTTTTATCGTAAGAGAAATATAATGGATTTACTCGTTCCAGATACGGTTCGCTATTTAATATACCGACATAATATATCTCAGTGCCAGCAATCAAAGCGTCCTTCCACCCTTTTACAAACTCGTTATCAAATCCTACTTTTTCTCTTAAATATACCAAAGTATGATAGGCAGTATTTTCTACTATATCTTTATAGTCTTTGTCCATATATTTAGCAATAGCTTCTGGAGGCATTATTTCTCCACTCTACAACTATTGCTAAAACTATTGTTGCTCTTCTGGACTCATTCGTGCTGTAATAGCAGCCATGATATAATTCATGAGCAACTCTTTTTCTTTCTCCTGCAACTCTGAAGCGGCTTCTTGTGAAGTTCTAACGACCCTGAAATTCAACGGTCTTTTCGTTTCTTCTCCAATAAGCAAATCTATTTTGGGCCTGATTATGTTAAAATCTTGGGGGCTTGCAGGGAATCCGTCTTCGACTTTAAACGGATTTGTTATGCGCTTAAAGTCTTTTTCATCGAATATACTATTATACAAATCATAATAGGTCTGCATCTCTCCGAATCTGGTCTTGCTTTGCCCGCCACCAGAAACAACGTTGCTCTCGCCAATTATATAGTTTACGCAATCGTGTTGCCACTATTCTGTTTTTTTCTTTAGTGGCAGCTTTTGCCGAGGAAACGAAGAGTTGTATAAATTATCTTCTACTCTGATCATCGTTAAAATGTAAATGTTGGCGTACTATCCTAAACGCTCTCATTGTCCCACCATCGGTCTCCAAAGAGAGGCATTTCAAAAAGTTCGACCTATTTGTTTTGTTCTTTACTCTTAGCTACCTTTATCTAATATAATTCTTCTCTGTATATCATAACCATACACAACGCTATAACTCTATCGACGTTTTTTACACCGTCGTTTTCTATAAGCTCTTCAATTAAAGGTTCGCTATATACTCTTTCTAGATTAAGGTGTCCTTCTTCATACTCTTCCATGAGCCATTCAAGGATGAGGCCTTCGCCATAGGCCCTAATCTGTTTTGTCATGTGGCAGCCTTTACGGCGCTGCACTTTACTATCTTTAAAGATTTCCGTTATAATTTTGTCTGGCTAATCAGCCAATAAATAATCACAATGCTTGTTTGTGAAGTATGGGTATATACCTTTACGTTCATTTTCAAACAAAAGCCGTGCATTATAAAAGGTAAGTAATTTTCTTACATTTTCATAATATTCTTCTGCAGTAGATGGTCTTCCAGAATATTCTGCAACTATTACATCATTCCATGCCTCTCCTGCGCGTACACGCTTAAATACAAAAGTAGATCCTAGCGAATTGGTGAACGATTCGTCATGATCGTACGGGTCACATCCTGCTATATACAATCCAAATGGCGGATCCTGTACAGGATATTCCCATATAACTACAGACCCTTCTGGTTTATCATCCTTCTTTAAATGATATGTAGTAATATCTCCAGACTTCTTTTCTTTTGCCACAACGTGCCCATTGTCCCAACTAAGATCTACTATATGCTTCATACTCTAAAGCTTTTTATTAGTTCTTATCCTAGTCAACTAATCCATTAGCAATTTTCTCGGGAATATGTTTTTGCCTAGTTCAAGTACTGCTTCTTGTGGTTTGATTGGGCGCTCTGAAATAAATCTATCTATAGACTACTGAGTTGCACCGCCATCCTTAATCTTGTTTCTCTAAACAATCAGTTCTTCTATTGCCTTTTCTTTGTATGTATTACCATCTTTATCCATGAATCTAAATTTGCCGTTATCGTCAACAGCATCCATGTTTGACCAAGACGGAACAAAGAATCCACATTTGGTAGCTTCTGCATTGTCGTCCCATATATTAGGAAATCCTAATACGTTGTATGCATCAGGTTTATAAAACAAGTCTTTTAGTCCATCGAACGAGCCTCCTTCTGTACCGCCTGTTCCGAAGGCTATCATTAAACCGAAAGCTACGCCGTCGTCAGTTTCTACGGCAGGTTGCTCAACACGCCATGCAGTAAGCAAATTTGGAAACTTACCACCTTCTTCCCATAATACTAGTTTACCACGAGTACCACGAATACGTTCTGGGTCGTTCTTTAGTGTTATACCAGTAATGCTTGATAAATAACCGTCTTCTGTTTGCTTACCGAATTCGTCAGTTATTTTAAAACCAGATACTCTTTCCATACGAGTAGAAACAAGTCTTTGCTTAGACCATTCTGTGTGTTTATCACAGAAATCCATTATCTGCCATGCTTTTGTTAACAAGCCATCACCGATAAGGAATTTTTGCTCTGAAGCAACTGCAAAGTTTTTAGAACCAGGAATAAGCTCGTAATTCCTCACTAACATACTTGCTCCCTTAAACGAATATCCTCTTTGACGTGCTTTTAATACAGCTAAATGTTTACCAGCATCTTCTGCTTCTTCTATCGCATTAAAGTAATAGTAATCGTAATCGTAGAATCTAGGAAAACCAAGTATACGCTCTCTTCTGGTTCTTTCATTACCGTATTTATCTTTATATTTAACTTCATCCAATTTCATAATTGGCGAATAATTAAGATAAAAGTAGTGATAACCTGTTATTGCATCGCCATCTGGCGCAACATAACCATGAAGACACCTATCTGTTTCTCGCTCCCAAAACTATATGTAATCAGTAGTACCTCTGGGAGCCAAAGTATAACATCCGTGTTCCTAGAAGAAAATAGCAGCGCTTCTGAACTTATCGGTGTTATGTATTTTTTTGTTAAAGTCTACCATTTTTATGTATGTATTTTTTCCAAAGATGTCTACAATCACCGTGCTTCATTATTCCATTGTATGAAGCAATTACATTTATATTTCTTGCGCTCAGGTGATCATAATTCATCTTGCTACATTTGCGTACAAATCTCTTTTTTATTCTTTTTCTAATCAAGACATATTTTTGTCTTGTTTTGTAACCTAAAAAATCGATGCTTCTGGCTTCTATTGGAAATATCTAATAATTATCTTTTAACTATAAATGTAACGAAGAAATAAAGAAATAGATTTCCTATAATAATATTCTAAGTTGTTCTTTAGTTTTACCAAGGATTACTATATCGTCACAGTATCTAAAATAATATTTTATTCTTTTCACCTCTTTTATCCAGTGATCAAAATCATTAAAATAAAAATTATTAAAATATTGCGATGTGTAGTTTCCTATTGGTACTCCATTTTCACAACTGTCTATTATTAGATACAACAAATACAATAATTTCTTATCTTTAAATTTTTTGCTAAGTTTCTATTTTAATATACTCTTATCAAGTGATGGATAACATTTATGTATATCTAATTTTAGACAATACCTGTATTCTGTATTTTTAACCGATTTCTTTACTCGCTTCAAACATCTATGTATGCCTCTTCC